TCGAGTGATATAACATCTGCAAAATATTGTGTAATACAATCTTTTACAACCAAAATTCCATGTGGATCACAAATCGGTTGTGATGCAGAACATGTTAATGCTTTGTAAGCTTCATATTTTGCAGGAACTAATTTAGTATCTGGATTTCTCTTACATTCACATAATTCATTTAATTTGTCAATGTATTGTGAATTACAGAAGAGAAGAGTATTGTTTTTTAATCCACCAGTAGTTCCTACAAAGCGTTTATAATTAACACCATTTATGGTAACACCTTTTTTACTAGTCGCTCTTGCAAAATCAGATTTTTTATCAACAACTACCTGCATAAATATCTTTGAAAAATCAATACTCCAAATAGGTTTTTCTAAAATCTTATTTGCCATTATGCGGAACTCTTGGGCTTCAAACAGTGATATGAGTTCCTGATATTTAAAAGCCTCTTCTTTGGTAATCTGTAAATCCCAATTAGAATACTTTAGTTTATTTGTTCCAATTTTAAAAATCTCATATTGAGGGACGCTAATACCAGCCATTTATCTACCTCGTACTTTCTTTATTCTATTTTAAAATTAATTTTGTATTGGATAATT